GTACAATGACAAGATTAGCACATTGGGGAGTCGACCCATTTGATCTTCTATGGAAGAATCTATTCGACCAAAATTCTAACTTCTCAACAATCGCAGAGAAGATTTCTTATCCACTAGACATTTACGAAAAAGAAGACGGTATCGTATTCGAACTTGCAGCAGTAGGTTTGGACTACGAAGATATCGATATCGAAGTGCAAGGTGACGTTCTTCGCATTAAATATGCAAAATCAAAAGAGGAAGAATCGGTAACAAGTTATATCCACAAAGGAATCGCAAGAAGATCTTTCGATTTGGCTTGGAAAATTGCTTCCAAGTTCGATCTAACTTCTTTAGAAGCTACCATCGATAAAGGACTTTTAAAAATAGAAATTCCATTATCAGACGAAAGTTTACCAAAGAAAATTCAAATCAAACCAAGGACGTTATTTCAAGTTAACGCCTAATTAAAAAAGAGGCCTACCGACCTTAGTTATGTTTAGTATTTGCAAAAATTTCATCAAAGTCAATCAAGACCTATTTCAAGTGCTTAGACAGTACCCTGAAGATAGAGTTAACAACCCAGAAGTTAATGTGGAAAACATTAAGCAATGGTTAGGTGCTGACACCACATTTAAAAAAGATGGAATGTTATATTTTTGTATTAAAATTGAAGAACCTGAAATAATAAATTAAAAAATGAGTAAATTAAATCCACTCAACGGTTTTCTAGTATTGAAACCAGTTGAAGAACAAGAACAAACCTACGGAAACATTGTAATTCCAGACTTAGGTAAAGAGCGTCCTGAAATGGGAGAAGTAGTAGCTACAAGCGAAACTTACAATTGGCACACTGACACTTACGTTAAATCTACTGTAGAAGTAGGACAGAAAGTTTTGATTCCTAAAATGGGATCTATGAAAATCACCATCGAAGGTGAAGATTATTTCATCGCAAAAGACACAGAAATCTTAGCTGTATTAAAAGACTAATTATGAGTACAACAAAAAATATAAACGGAACAGAACTTAAAGAAAAGTTACTTTCTGGTATCGAAAAATTAAACCTAGCAGTATCCTCTACATTAGGACCAGGCGGTAGAACAGTTTTAATTAGAGAACAAAACGGTGAAGTTAAAGTAACCAAAGATGGCGTAACAGTAGCTAAAGCATTCCATAAATTGGAAGACGATGTTGAAGACTTAGGCGCACAATTAGTAAAGCAAGTTAGTATTAAATCTGCAGTTGAAGCTGGAGACGGTACAACTACTTCTACTTTATTGGCAACAGAAATCGTAAAAGAAGGTTTAAAAGTTATTCGTCAAGGCTCTAACGCAGTAGAGATCAAAAACTCTATTGATAAAACTGTTAAGCAGGTTATTGAAAATATTAAGAAGGTTGCTATCGATATCGATTCAGAAGAGCAAGTAAAGCAAGTAGCAACTATCTCAGGTAATAACGATCCAGAAGTTGGTAACTTAATCGCTACAGCTATTGAAAAAGTAGGTCGTGAAGGTGTAGTTACAATCGAAGAGTCTAAATCTGGAGAAACTAGTTTAGAAGTAGTTGAAGGTATGCAATTTGATAGAGGTTATAAATCTCCTTATTTCGTTACTAACAACACAACGATGCAAGCAGTATTAGAAGATCCTTACATTTTCTTATATGACGGTAGAATCTCTTCAGCACAAGAGTTATTGCAAGTTTTAACTAAAGCAAACTCTGAGAACAAGCCATTGTTAATTGTAGCAGAAGATATCGGTGAAGAAGCATTAGCAACTTTAATCGTTAACAAGATGAGAGGTATTGTTCAAGTATGTGCAGTTAAAGCACCAGACTTTGCAGAGAGAAAAACTTTAATTTTAGAAGACATTGCTATCTTAACAGGTGGAGCAGTTGCTTCTAAAGACAAAGGTCATAAGTTAGATAAATTAACTGGAGCTCAAGTAAACGATTTCTTAGGTAGAGCTAGATTAGTAACAGTATCTAAAGACGAAACTACTATCATCGATGGTAAAGGTGTAGAAACTGTAATTGAAGCAAGAGCTGAAGAGATCAAAGAGCAAATTGAAAAATCTACTTCGTTCTACGAGAAAGAGAAATTACAAGAGAGATTAGGTAAATTAGTTGGAGGTGTTGCAATCATCAACGTAGGCGGTAATTCAGATATTGAAATTAGAGAAAAGAAAGACAGAGTAGAAGACGCTTTATATGCAACTAAAGCCGCATTAGCAGATGGTATCGTACCAGGCGGAGGTTCGGCTTTATTCAACGCTTCTTTACAACATTACGCACAAGATTCTGTTAACGATGCGATTGCTCAAGAGATTGTTCAAAAAGCTATTCAAATGCCATTTAGAAAAATCTTAGAAAATGCAGGAGTTCAAGACTGGTACACAAAGATTCCTAAAGAAGGTCAAGTGTACGATGCTAAGAATCATGTTATTGTAGATGCATTAGAAGCAGGTATTATTGATCCAGCTAAAGTTGTTATCACGGCTCTTAAGAATGCAGCTTCGGTAGCAGGCACAATCTTAACTACAGAATCAGTAGTATTCGAAAAGAAAGACAAAGACGAAAAACCAGCCATGGACCCAATGATGGGTATGGGTATGGGAATGTAATAAACTAAAAAACACGGTTATGAAAATTGGATTGGTATCAATTATGGGAAATGTAGGTTCAACGTTCAACTCACAGGGAGGAGGATACGGACTTATACAAACAAAAATGTTGAAAGACAACCATCCAGATGATATTGTAGACGTAAACCCCAGTCCTAGCGATTGGGGTTCTTACGATACCTTATACGTTTGCGAAGGAGTTAATTTTGTAGCAGGTTCTTTTAATGTTCCTGGTGGTCCACAACCACTTCACACAGAAAAAATGAAAGCTATTTCAGAGTTCGAAGGAGAAATAAGATTCTCTAATAGTCAATTTGATTTTAATAAGTTCAACCAAAGATTAAAAGTAGAAGGACAATTTCCTGATACTAGTATGATAGCTTGGTATAACACTTTTTTATCTCACGGTTTACAAAGTAGAAAAGGAGTTATAGGTGATTCTCATGCATTATCAGTGTGGAAACCTGGACACTCTTTAGATTTTACTGCAGGTAGAACTTTACATGGATTCTTAAAAAGAGAAACAGTAGAAGAGATCAGCAGTAGATTCGATGAAGTTACTTTATACTTCGGTAATATTGATTTGCGTTTCCATTTAATGAGACAAGAAAATCCTCAACAAGCAACTGCAGATTTATTTAATCGTTATGTTGATTTTGCAAAACAATTAAAGAAAGCCACATTAGTTGAATTGTTACCAGTAGAACACGAATCAAGAAAAATTCCTGGAACTGGTTTATACAAGAAACAACCATTCTTTGGTACAAGATTAGAAAGAATGCAATTAAGAGAAATCGCTAATGAAATTATTAACAATTCAGGATTAGAAGTAATTCGATGGCCAAATGAATGGGTAGACGAAGATGGTACTAAGATGTTAGAAATTTTAGAGATGAAACAATCTGTGCATTTGAAACCTAAACATTATCCGTACCTTACAGAGATTTTAAAATAATTATTATAAATAAAAAAACATGAAAAAATTAGTTCAAGATTTATCAAAACTATTAAAAGACAATTGGAAAGTAGTACTTGCAGTTCTTATTGTTTTAGGACTGTTGTCAAATTATTCAGACATAAAAAAAGGAGTTAAAGATGCTTGGTCTGAAGATGAAACAGTTGAAGATATTAATAAAATAGTACAAGTTCATCAAGGCGCTTTTGCATTTTGCGGTGCATCAGCAGCGGTTCCAACTGGAAAAAAGATTATTGTTCAAGGAGTAGAATTTGATGAAGGTTGTGCTGTATGTCCAGTATTAACAGGTCCTTCTATTTCTAACTTAGCAATGCACGGTTTTAGCGGAACTTACGGAAAATTTAATGTAGGTCAAAATCCACAAACTCCTGATGGAACAGATAAAACTGTATGGTCTTTCTTTTGGTACTACGATTCAACAACTACAGTACCTCAATTTGATCCAGCTTCTAAAGAGTGGAAATTATTACCACCAGTAAATCGCGCGTTTGTTATTAATCTTGATTCTCCAAGCACGAGCGAAAGTAATATGTTCGCAATGCCAGGAGTTATCTTCGATACAACATCTGATGGTATTGTATTAGCAAAAGTATATGGTCCACTTAACGAAGCAGCAGTTCCATTACGTAAAGCCGTTCCAGTTAAATCAGGAATGACATCTGTAACTGCAGCTAAAGAAGGCTTCCCTTACCCAGTAGGAACACCAGTTCCTGTTAGCGCATTAAGTAAGGAACTTCAAAAAACTAAAAAATACTAATTAATGTTTTTAAATAAAGCAACAGACGAATCTAATTTGGACATGTCAGATGGTAGAGACTTAAACTACTATCTTGACATGACTAAAGATTACAAACACGATTTTACATTTAAAGTAAAAGACGTAGAAGGCTTTAAAGTTGTCGATGATGGAGAATTCCAATTCGGAACTAAAGCAAAAATGGCAGACTTCTTCATATCTCAAGTAAAAGAAGATGCGATGGTTTATGTTGCACCAAGAACAGGTTATGCTCCTTATTCTTTGTGTCATTTAGCAAAGAAGTACAATAAAAAATTGTATCTAGTTATGCCAGCTTCTAAAGAGGCATCAGAGCACCAGTTAACAGCAATAGAAAATGGTGGAATTCCAATGTTTACTAGAATACCAGCAATGCCAACAGCAAATATTTGGGCAAAGCAATTCGCAGAAAAAATTGGAGGAAAGTATCTACCTTTTGGATTAAAGCACGAAATGGTGGTTGCTGGTGGAGTTAGAGTATTTTACGATAACTTCAAAGACACAGATATTGAAACCATGTGGAGTGTATTCTCTACTGGAGTTTTATCTCGCACTTTACAGATTGCACTACCAAAAACTAAATTCAATGCTGTGGCCGTGGCAAGAAACATTCAAGAAGGAGAACTTGGTAGAGCTAAATTCTACACTCATGACAGAGCGTTCTTAAAACCTTCAAGGATACAAACTCCTTTTGATTCTATACAAACATACGATGCAAAAGGTTGGGAACTCCTAAAGCAACATGGGCAGCAAGGGGATTGGTTTTGGAACGTAGCAGGAAATATGCCTAAACCCACAATAAAACCTAGTGACATTGATTCAAGTCGCGAGTGGGGAGACTTTAAAGATTTTGAAAAGCACTACAAAGATTAGCTTTATTATTAGCCCTTTATTTCTTATATTTACTTCATGAATATACTACTTAAAGCAAACGAAATCGTATTCGAAAGAAACGAAGAAAAGGAGCGTATGTATGGCCCTTTTCAAGAAGGCATGCAAGAAGCAGCCAAGATTGCATCTTTATTATCAAGAAAGGAGATCACTACAGTTGATATGTACAATTGTATGTTAGCCCTAAAGTTATCAAGAGCATCTTATAATTACAAAGAAGACAATTATTTAGATTTAGTTGCGTATATTGCATCACTAAACGACTATCAAAACAATGTACAGAATGAACATTCAAAAGACAAGAAACGTAAAAACACCAAGTAGAGGTACAAGCTTATCAGCAGGTATCGACTTCTACGTACCAGAAGATTTTCAAGAAACGACTATCCACTCAGGAGAATCAGTTCTAATTCCTTCAGGTATCAGAGCTCACGTTCCTCCAGGTTATGCGTTAATTGCATTTAACAAATCAGGTGTAGCTACTAAGCAAAACCTTTCAGTTGGAGCTTGCGTAGTAGACGAAGACTACGAAGGAGAAATTCATTTGCATTTAATCAATGTAGGAAGATCTCACACAACCATCAAACCAGGTCAAAAGCTAACTCAGTTTATTTTGATTCCTGTAAGTTATATGGACGTACACGTATTAGAAGAATTACCAGACAGAAACACAGAGCGTGGAGCTGGTGGATTTGGATCAACAGGGTTATAAAAAAATGATATGAAAAATTTAATAGTAATAGGTCATCCCGATAAAAGAAGTTTCTGCTACAACGGTATCATGAAAACTATCAAAGAAACTTTAAAATCTAATAAAGAGGAAGTGTGTGTAATTGATCTTTATAAAGACAATATAACGTTTGATTTCCCAAAGGACAAAGTTCAAAAATATAAAGACCTTATTACATGGGCCGATAGAATTTATTTCATATCTCCTGTTTGGTGGTTCAGATGCACACCAGCATTAGAATCATTCTTCGATCAAATATTCACGCCAGGTTTTGCATATAATTTTAAACCAATAACAAAAGTTTATGGAATACCAAAACCTTTATTAGGTGATAAAAAAGTTAGAACATATTTAACTCACGGTGCTCCAGCACTGCCTGTATTAATTTTATATCTAAATTCAGTTAAATTAAGATTGGTTATGGGTGTTTATTCTTTTGTATTCGGTTGGTTCAAAACAAAAACAAGACAGTTTTGGAGTGTGCCTTTTATTTCCCAAAATGAAAGATTAGTGTATTTGGAAAAAGTAAAAGAGGACATTAAAAAAGACTTAACGTTTTTTACAAAATAATAGATGAATAAACAACAAAAGTTAGATAAAACATTTATCAACATCGCAAAAGAAATAGGCTCTTTGTCATACTGCACCAGATCAAAAGTAGGTGCAGTATTGGTGAAGGACGGTAATGTAATAAGTTTTGGGTACAATGGCACCCCGGCTGGAATGGATAACGGTTGTGAAGAAAATAATGTTACCAAAGAAGAAGTTATTCACGCGGAAATGAATGCCATATTGAAAGCTGCCAAAAGCGGTAATGCAGTAGATGGTAGCACCCTATACTTAAGTTTATCTCCGTGTAAAAATTGTTGTAAATTAATAGTTCAATCAG